ACCAGAAGTAGCTTGAATGGCGGTCAGGTAAGTGTTTGACAAACCTGTTTGTGTTGAGCCACCAGGAGAGGCGACTGTCCAATCACATTCTTCGCCGACAGCTGTTTGCACAGTTGTACCAGCAGAAGGATTGTTGTATTGAACATCAAACAAAGTTTCAGGGTCATCATACACCCAAGCCGTAATCTCAGTACCTGTCGTGCCAGAAGGCCAGAAAGGAGAGATTGTAGGCTTGCCGCCAGCGTCTAGATACTGGCAACCTGCAAAGATGCCAAGCAAAGAGATACCGTCGGTGGTGCCTGAACGAGTACCGTCAGACGTGCCGAGTTGAATTACACCGTTGTCGGTCAACTTAACGGGGTCACCGCTAAAGATGTTGGCCGCGTAGGTGCTCGCAATAACGTAGGCTTTCGGACGCATCTGACCACTGTTGTGGTAAGACGCACGGAAGCCAAATGGTGCGCTAGTCGAAGACATAGTTTGCTCCTAAATGGATTAAAAGGTTGCGTCAGGAAAGATCAAATTGAGCTTCCCGTTGTTGCCCTATTTCCATATTACCGTCTCCCATGGTCAGTCGCGACTTAGATGTACGAGCTTGCTGCTCGAGGAACTCTGCCGTGTCGGTGAGTTTTTCCTCTTCACGAAGTGGGGCATCATGATGAGCCTCCTTCATGTATTTCTCATAAAGAGAAACGGGCAGCTTAAAAGCCAACATCTCATTCACCCCAATGAGCCCTGCCCAATCACCCGATTTAAGGGTTGCGTATTCCCAGCCAGGAACATCCTCCGGCTTTACTGGCTCATAACCCAGTCGAATCCGCATTTGGATAGAGTCACGAGGGTTAGTCGTGGTCAGCCAGCAACAATGCCAGCCGGGAAGTTTCGGTAAGTCCGGTAAAGAGGACTGAAAAAACTGCTGACGGAACATTTCAACCCGCTCGTCTTCGGTCACCTCTCGGTTTTGTGTGACTGCGCGATCTACCATCGCACGACTTTCACGACCTTCTCCTGCGGATTTCTTCAAGCGTTCGTCTGTCATAATACTCGCTCCTTTCAGCGATTGAAACCAATTATAGGTTAAGAAAAATAAAAAGGCAAATCATTCAAGTGATTCATGCTTTGTTGTTGCGGTCGTACTCGGAATAACGCTTAGCGTATTTCATGCGTAAGACCGGATCATCCCAGACGCCCGCCTCAATCAAGGCTTGCTTGCGTTCAGGGCTGAGGTAAATTTCCTTACGTGTTGACGTTGGTGCGTGCTCACGTCCGGAACCTACAGCGGGACCACCGCGAGGGGTGCGTTCCTCACGAGCGGACTGGCGCTCATTTTTGAATTTTTCAGGTAGGCGACGAGCCGTACGCTTACGCAATTCATCCCAGTATTCTTCCGACTGTGGATTAAACCCGTCTTTAGCTAGGGCTTGATCAATCGCGATGACAACAGCTGAAGCCTCATCACGCCCTTGCGAGTCATACCATGGATTCTCAGCCATGAACTCTTTAGCGTAATGCATCGTCATGTCGTCAAGCTGCTGAACCTGCGGTTGCGGACGTTGCTGGGCGGCTTGCTGCTTGGCGTAATTCAGCTGCTGCATTTTCTGCATAGCTTGATCACGATAGCGCATCGCCTGTGTTACGTCAGCGCCGTTACCCGCCTCAACCGCCTTGGCAATTACTTGGTCTGCCATTTCGGCTTCTTTAGCCGCCGCTGCAATTGCTTGATCGTAGCTGCCGAGGTCTACTTGATGGGCGCGTTGTTCTTGGACAGATACGCGGCGCTCAAGGTCATCATTGCGTTTACGTAGGAAATCCAGCTCGAGTTTGTCGCGCTTAATCGCTTGATCTCGTCTGTCTTTGCGCTCAACTTTTTCAAGTCTACGTCGCTCGCGGATTGCTGCGCGTTCATCGTCATTACCGTCGCTCTCATTTTCTTCAGTAGCGGAAGACGCGGTGCGTTCATCCTCTAGTTCTTCGTGTTCGTCTTGATCACCTTCTTGCTCAGTCAGGTCTCTTTTATCTTCAACAATAACGATTTGCTCGCCACCGTCTTTTTCGTCATCTTCTTTCATTACTTCAGCCATAACTCATCTCCTTTCAGATGAATGCTCGGATTGCTAACGGGTCGCCAGTTACCTGCCCGATGATATCCAAGTCGTTAAAAATCACAAACATTGCAGATTCGTCCTTGCCGGGAATCTTGACTTCCCAGCGGTCACCGCCGTATTTAGCCACGCGAACGTGTTCACCGGCTTTACACCAGTCACCCTCTGGCCACGGTTTCATGTCATTACGGTTCTTGAAAGCCAGCGGACCTAAGGCAACTACTTTGCCAATTTGGGTGTTCCACTTTTCGGTTTCATTTGAACCATGAATATCAATGATGATACCCCCAGCTGATTTCTTTTTCGGTGTGCGAATCTGAATCAGAACACGGCTCCCGAAAGGCTGAATTCCGGCATCTACTGCCGGGAAAGCCTCCGCCATTGCGTCCTCATAAGTCGTTGTCAAAGTTTTTCTCCTCATCCAGAAGGTTTAATAGTACTTTGATTGCCGCCTCATAACCGGCAACCATTCCCACGCGATACCCGTACTCAAAAGTATCGCGAGTCTGAGGACGCCTCAAGGCTTCAACAGCAAATGACTGCTGTTCTGCCTTAAGGCGATTCAAAAGTTGAGACTCAACATTCATGCCGGAGTCTTAGGCGTCGCGGGGGCGGCTGGTAAGGTTTGACCGTTCAGCTTTTCGCCCGCCGCTAGGCGGTGTTTCTGTTTCACAAATGCACCAGTCATAGGGACTGTGCCGGGGGTGGGTTTGTCGCTCATAGCGTTCTCCTTAGGGGTTGGGGTTAATGCCGGTTCCGGTGCTATACGCGACTTTCTCGCCCGTGGCCATTTCGGCAGCGGCAAGCAGCTTCGCGGTATCGTTGTCAGCCGTGTTCATACGTTCGCGGGTCTGTAGGTCAGCTGCGAGGCGTTGGTCTTCACCGGCTTGTTTAATTTGCTCGGCTTGCAGGCGTTCGCTGCGAGCTTTGTCGTCCATAGCCATCTTAGCCTGTGCAAGTTGTGCGTCTTGCGCGAGCTTAGCTTGATTGTACTTAGAAGTCTCAGCCAATTTAGCTTGATCAACCTGCGTACGGATCTGCGCAACCTGTAAGCTGCTGTCAGGCGGCATAGGTGGCTGCGGCTTGAACTGCTGAGCGGCTTGATCCAACTGAGCCAGCTCCTCGGCAAACCCGCCGAGCTGATTCTCAATGAATTTTTGCACTTCTAAGATGAGTTTGACCTGATCTTGAGCTTCTTCAGGTATCAGCTTCTCGGTTTGCGCCTTGTCAACCGCGTTGTGTGCTTCGACTAGGTAGTAATTGAGCAAATGGTCACGCAAATGCGTGGCGATTGGGTACAAAAACGTCTTTGCGATAGCCGGGTTAGAGCCGAACAGCGGAGACTTGAGAAACGGGATGTGCGTCATCAAATGCGCCATGTGATCTTGCGACGGAAGCACGTAAAGCGGGCGACCCATGGCCGCTGCTACGTTCTCAGACACCGGATCCATGTCCTCGCTACCCGGCAACGGCTGCAACACCTCATTTGCGGGCACTTTCATGTTGCGGAGGAACATTTCCTCTACTTTGCGCGCATTGTACATCTGCGGCATAGCTTGCGCACGCTGCATGATGGCTTGAGTTTGCGCAAAACGCTGCGTCTCACTGAAAATTGCGGGGTCGCTGACGGGCACAATGTCCATTGGACCGTCAAAGTCGGACGGGTCAATCTCAATACCAGCGGCTTGCGCCTCGATGTCTTCGGTTGTCAAGTACGCGCTGTTGATGCGGTGCAAAATCTTGAAGCAACGCGCCATCGAGCCATGCAACCGGCTGTGAATTGAGGAGAACACCACCATGCCCTGCTCAATGAGCGCCATGGTTGTGCCTACAGGCTGGTTAGGGTTCTGGTCAGATAGCTTCTCAAACGAGGTTTGCACCACGCCCTTGCCCGCGTCTACCAGGAAGCCCAAGAGCTGAAACAGCGTGGGGCTGGGACCGTTAAACGGGAGCGGCATTGCCAGCTTGCGCACGTCATCGATGAGCGCCCCGCCCTCCATCTCAACAACTTCGGTCGGTTGGACGTTCAAAGTCTGCCCGCCGGGACCACCTTTCAGCTTAAGCAGAGTGGGGACGTTTTGAATGTGAGCCGAGTCAAGCAGGGCGCGGAGTGCGCCGGTGGCTGCACCGCTCAAACCGCCAATCATATGTGTAAGACCGATAGGGTAAGCGCCGCGCCAAGGCACGAACGGGAACTCCACAATCCAATCTAACTCAAGCTGGCGCTCGTCATCAGGCTCCCAGTTACGGTACAAGCCCAAGGCCATGTCGGTCGACTTGTCAATGCTCAAGATGTACGGCTCAGGACCATCACCGAAATCCAGGTACGTATAAACCTCGTAGATTGTACGCAGTCCGTCTTCGTTGTAGCTCAGGTCTTTGCGTCCCTCAATCTTGTCGTTAGCTTGAGTGGACTTGCTAAACTCGGGATCATCAGGAATGCCCAAGTCAACATCAATGTACATACCCGACTTGACGCGGCGCTGATACTCAAACTTCGTAATATACTGCACGTGCGTCTTACGCTCGGCGGTGTAGAAGTTAGTAGCCGCGAACGGCAGGTAGATATCATCAATGGCGATGAACTCTGAGCAGGGGCGACGGTGCAACGGGTTCCACATGAACTTCATGTACTGACCGCCACCGAGCGGGAGCTGTGTGCTCAGCTGTTCTAGCTCGCCCCGGAACTCGACCATCTGCTCAGTCGTCTGCCAGTTCATGAACTCGGTCTTACGCTCGGCTTTTTGAATCTTAGACTTGTCGCGCTCGCCGTGGATCTTGCTCTTGACAGGACCATTGGGCGGGAATACTTCCTTCATGAACCGGGCTGAGAAGTCCACGCACGCCTCAACGAGCATCGGGTGCACGACCTTGTTTGCACCGGTGAACTGAGCGCCACCGGGCGCGTCGTCACCTAAACCGGTGCGGCGTAAACCTTCTTCGTACTGCTTGTCGCGCTTCTCTCGTGCCTCTTTATCGTTGCCGATCTTCTCCATCAAGTCGGTGATGGCGGTCTTGAGCAGGTCTTGATCTACCTCGTCAACAATGTTGGCAAAGTGCTCGAGCTTAGTCGCGTGGTCAATGTCGTTCTTCTCACGAATGATTGCGCCACCGTCCTCGGTGTCTTCAACTTCGTTGTCAACGTCCTCGAGTTCTACGGATTCGCCCTCTGGCAGCTCGTCTTGTAGTCTTATAGTCGCCATCAATTACCTCACATAAATTGGTTAAGTATCGCATCTACGCGACTGGGGTCATAGGCTGAGACACTACCGCCCTCGGCAAAAGGTACTTGGTACTGTACTTGACCTGAAGGGCTACCCCGCTTAGGTTTGTTTACATTGACACTCAAGCGACCTGGACCGACGTTGCGAGAATATCCTACGTTGTAACCCAGCACGTCACTGCCGTAAGGGGTCTTGACACCCTGCACGCCGAGCATCGCTTGTCCTGCGCCGAGGGGGATTGACCCGTTGAGCATTCCGAGGTAGACGTCTTTTGCGTCAAGCGGCTTCTGTACTCTAGCATTCAGGTTCAAGTCGCCGAGGTTGATGTTGTAGTTGGCGGCGAGGCTCTTCATCAGCTGGTCGCGCTCACCCTGCGTCATACGGTTCATGTCAAGCCCGGCGCTAAAGTCACCACCGCCCACGCGGGCACGTAAGCCGGTGCCGACGCTAGACGCGGTTTCGTCTTTAGTAGGGCTGGTCTGCCTCATCGCATGTTTATAAAGACGCAACGCTTCTGGGTCCTCAGTGAACTCCATGTCTGGTCCGCGCACCCCACCGCCCTCGGAGTAACCGCGTGGCGCATTGATTGTGTTCATAATCTTGTCTACTTGAAACGGATCGTAGGTTGACACACCACCGCCGTCAGCGTAACCGGGCGCGGCTTGACCTTCACCCTTGAGGATGAAGTCTTTAGCCTCGGGGGTGAAGTTGATCTCGTAATACGCGTCACTAATCTTGTTAGAATCAACACCGGGTATCTTGAGCAGGGGCTTGAGACCTTCCTTCACGATTTGTTGATCGTAAATAGGCGCGTACTTTGAACTCTCTGTGAGCCGCACACCGCCAATCGTCTTTGCGGTCGGGTAGTACACCGTGTCCGCGCCGTTCTCAAGTGCGTGCTGAATGGCGGCTTTGAACATCGTACCGTGCGCTTGACGCAACGCACCGCTCTGCGCCTTACCTTTCTGCGCGTCGGACTGAATCTCTTCAATGATCATGCTGTTGGGCTTGGCGAGTATTTTCTCATCGTTCAATCGAATACTGAACAACCGCCGCGCATCGTCTGCTGCGTCAGCAGGGATGAACGTCCCGCGCACATGACCGATGAGACCTTCGTCACCCTCGTGACCGGGGTAATGTTTGTAATTGCTCATCTGGTCAGGGTGTGACACGCCGATTTCAAAGTATCCGGTGTCGGTGTCTTCTGGGTTAACAAGCAGACGCTGGTAGCTTCGGTACGCGTAATCCCCCGGCTCTAAACCGCTATAAGCGTAATCTTGCTCGCGCAGAGTTTCAAAGGTGTTGTTGACCGCGTTCTGACGCTCTTCATCAAACAGGTCATTAATCGCAGCGCGACCGTCAGGCGTGTCCATACCTGATCGCTTCAAAGCCTGTTGTAACTCGGGGGTGAGGTCTTCAAACCCTAGATATTCGTTGTGGTAATTGTCCAACAAACTCATATTTTTATTGCTAGGGGTTATGCCTAATCGGTCAAGCATACCCTCGTAAATGTTGAACCGGTCTTCCATGACCAGCTCTTCAGCTTGCTCTAACAAATGTGCGTCGGCGCTCTCAGCTGAGTTAACGAGGTCTACTTTGTTGTACTGCGATGCCGGGATGTTCTGCTCGAACTCGGCTTTGGTCATGCGGGTGTTAGGCTCAAGACCCTGATACCGCTTAGCGAGGTCGTCAAACCCCTCTTGCGTCATACCGGGTTTGCCGCGCAACTGATTCAAAAAATTTTCAGGGGTCTGTGCCTCTGGTCCCTTCAGGATCTCAGCACGAGCCATGGGCGTCAGGTTCAGGTTACCTTGCGGGGGCACAACGTACAACGGCTTAGCCGCCTGTGGCACCATCTTAGCCAGTGGTCCGGTGTTGTCAAGAATGGCGCGGTTGAGTTCCTCACCGACCACCCTAGCACCTTTGACTGCGCCCTTGCGTGCAACCTTAGCGAGCGGTCCAACCAGAGGCGCAGCCTCAGCTAACGCCATAGCCGCTTCTCCCGTGTCAGCGGGCAGCATAGGTACGTTGGCCTTGTTGACGTTGGTGATAGGCTCGCCGTAGCTCAGGCGCTCAACTGTGCGCGCAAGTCCGGGCACACCTAGGAACTCCATCGTACCCTGCATCTGCTGCGTGCGCTGAGGTGCGTAGCTTTGCTTCAGGAAGTTGGCAATGGTACCCAGCGCCGCATTCTGCGGTGTGGCTCGCACTGAGTCACCCTCAGCGTAATGCGTCCTGACTGAACCGCCGTCTGCCCACTTGACTTTGTTTGCCCAATACGCTGGGCTGCTCGGTCCCTTGGCGATGTTCTTTGCGTGACGTGACTTGAACGAGGCTCGCTTAGCCTTCATGCGGTCGGACTCACCCTCCTTGGGCTTACCCGCCGTGCTCGCACCCTGCTCACCAAACCGGATGATCTTCTCTTTGCCATCTACCTTGGTCTTCACGATGTGAGACTTGGTCGGATGGCTCGGAGTTCGCCGTGGCTGGTTGAGCGGCAAGCTGTCCTTGTCAACGCGGTCGGTCATTTCTTCCTCGCTGCCCGCATGTTGTCAACTAGGTTGGGGTAGGGTCTACCCGCGCTCTTAGCTGCCGCCTTGGCGGATGACTTGGCCGCTGGTGAAAGCGTTTTGCTCTCGCCGAGGCTCTTGGGTCGTGCCTTGTCCCAGACTGGTTTCTTAGGCTGCATACGGGTTTACCCTCGGTTTGTTAGTGATGCGAGGCTCGTCGATATCTTTTGCTTGAGGTAACTCAAACCATCCATCATTTTTGAAATAAATGATAGCTTGCGTAAACGTGTCAACATAATCATCATGCTCCGCTACTGGGAACTTGCCCAGCTGTTTGAGGAAAGCCGCTGCCCAACTCACGGGGTGTCCGGGGTTCTTTCCTGATTCCGGTACCCACAACAACCCCAGCTCCAAGGTGGGCGCGGCTTGATGTGCCCTTGATACCTTGTCAGCCTGACCTGGATTATAGCCCACAGCTGGCACTTTCGCCAAGCGCAAATCCTGAAGCAATGATTGACCGCTGGCTTTGGCTTCCACCAATATCCTGTCCGGGCGGCGGGCGCGTGAGTACGGGGAGTCCTTCGTCATGCCGCCGTATTCCGTCGTCCAGTCTTTCACGGCTCGTGCCCGCAAGTCTGGATAGCTCAGGTGTTCGTCCCACGCATCAATGAGCATTGCGTTGCGTTGCCCCTTATGCGTGAAGATCGCCCAGACCGAGCAGGCAGTGGGGTCGCCGGTTGTCTTCTCGGTGAACGCACAGTCGTAGGACTGCAGTATGTACTCAAACGGGGGCAACCCTGACGATGATGGCCAGAGCTTGAAGTTAGAGGTCTTGAGGATCCCGCCCTCGCTCGGCGTAGGGTCTTGCTGTAGCTGACCGGCGGTTCCGTATGTACCCAACAGCTGCTTCAGCATCGTGATCTCGGCTGCACCGAACCGCTCTGGGCAGATCAACTCGCCTTTCTTCTTGCGGGGGTCGTAGGGTCCGAGCACTGTCTTGCGTGACTTGCCGTCCCACTCTGCCGGGATGCAAATATGCTCCCAGCCCTTGATGTCCTCAAGGATGTGCCCGCTGATGTCGCGCTCGTGTAGGCGCTGCATGACGGTCACCATCGCATCGGTCTTCGGGTTGTTGAGTCGCGTTGACCATACCATGTCAAACCACTCAAGGTCTGACTCACGCATGACCTCTGACTGCGCGGCTTGAGCGCCGTGCGGGTCGTCAAGTATCAAGCGTGAGCCGCCTTCACCCGTGGCTGTACCGCCGACCGAGGTCGCGAGCCGGTAGCCAGTCTTGTCGTTCTCAAACCGCTGCTTGGCGTTCTGATCTCCGGCAAAAGAGAACATATAGCCCCAGCGTTCCTGATACCATGGGGACTGCAACAGTCGTCGGGTCTTCAAGTTGTCGCGTGTGCTCAGGTTGCCGGAGTACGATGCGCACAAAAACTTCTGAGCAGGGTCGGTCAACCACTCCCAAGCTGGCCACATGACGCTGACGATGGTCGACTTGGAGTGTCGCGGCGGGATGTTGATGAGCAGCCGGTGGATCTCACCCGCGCTCACTGCCTCAAGATGTTCGCAGATCGTTTCAATGTGCCAGCTCGCAATGAACGGGATGCCCGGCTCAACCACGTGCCAGCTCTGCTTGACGAACTCGTACAGCGAACCCGACGCCGCTCGGCGCTCTTGCTCTCGCTTGACGAGGTCAAGCATGACCGCCGGGTTCATGGGCGCGTTCACTTCTGTCCCGCCTTAGCGAGCAAGCGACTCATGTTCTCAAGCTCGTCATCGCTCAGGTTCTTCAGGTCTACCGCCGCGAGTGCGATTGGACCGCCGTTTGAGCCGGTGTGCTCTTGCGTGATCTTGTCGCCGTAGATCTTGGGCAGCATCTTGCTGAGCATCCACTTGCGCGTGTCAATCTGAACCCGCTTGTGCGCAATGACATCGCTGTTGAGCGGCATCAACATCTTCTTGAGCAGGGGTGCGCCCTTCTCATCGTACGTCGGTTCGCCGGTCTGCGGATCAAGTGCATGCACCGTCACCCACTCGTGCGTCTTGTCGCTCAGCGCGACGATCTCATCGGCGAGCAGTGAGTAACCAATCTCGCGCGCATGCGTGTACTGCTCGGCAATCCCTGGGGGGTCATCTTTTTCAATCCACTCGAGAAAAGTCGAAGTAGCGGGCATAGCCGCGTCGTTTGAGCAGATAGAGTCAAGGGAGCGTCCCTTCTTCAACTCCTCGCAGACCTGCGCTGCGACAGACAGGCGGTCGTACTTGCGGGCAGTAGGATGGGGGACGCCCTTGTTACGGGCGGTTGGGATTATGTCAGTCATAATTCAATTATACCTTTCAAACTCAAAAAAGACAAACCGCAAAAGTGATCGGTCGTTCGTCTATATAGAGGACACCCGAACGAACGATTACTTTCACCTACAAAACATACGTTCCGTAAAAACCACCGAACGATTAAACCGAACGATTACCCTCAGACCTTCTGATCGGCTACGGAGAGAGGACGAATGTCCCTCTCCTCCGGCGTTCCGAACGTATTTAGACAAGGCGCAAAAGCCAATCGTTCGTTCGGCGCGATCGTTCGAACGATTACCCGAACGATCAAACCGAACGATTACTTTTTTCACTTAGTCTACCTCGCTGGCCATGAGTATCGCAACGGCGGCAACCACCACAGTAACCGCGCCCAGCAGGAACACAATGAACACCCACAACAGCGTCTCAAGCATAGTCCCCCTCCTTTGTGTGTTGTGTCAATCGTTTCTCAAGCCGCTTGATGCGTTCGTCGTTGTACTGCATTGCGGCGTAGGCGTACTCAGCAGCGGTCTCGGCTTCCAGTTTACGCAGGTGTGCTTCTTGTAGTTCTTTGGCGATGACCTCGTGAATGGTTCTCGCCCGCATAATGTCTTTGACGTATTTGATTGTTGACTCTCTGAATGTCATGTGTTTTTCTCCTTGATGTCGTAGAACCAATCGTCACCCGCAGACCACTTCCGCGTGCCATCCACGCTCCAGAAAGTTTGCGCCGCTTGAAAGTCCGGGAACTTTGTTTGAGCGGGTATCAGGCTTTGGTCGTACCACAGGCAGCGGTTGTTTGGTTGACAGGCAAACTGACCGTTGTCAAGCCGGATAAAGTTGAAGCTCTTATGTTCCTCGGCTTGTTCAGTGAACCCGGTGTCAAGTGACATCTCATCAGCGCAGAAGTCCACGGTAAACAGGTAATGCCCAAAGTGCCATTGTTTGTCTTTACCGAGGAACTTGACGCCGAGGTTACGTAGCCCAATCTTTTCAACTATGGTAAAGCGGTAACCCATGCAGTCCCACAATTGCAGAACGTCAATCGGCAAGTAAGGACCTTGTGAATCCTCTGTATGCCATACGTAGGCGTGTATGGGTAGCTTATCGTACAACGCGCCGTAGGCGGGTAGCAGCGACTCAATGCGGAACACTTGACCGCGTAACGCTTTCAAGCTGACCCAGATTGCGGGTTCAAACTCTCCGTGGCCTTTCTCCCCGTTGTACAGGAACTCCCGCTTGACAAAGCACTTAAGCGGGGGTAGTGATGCAATGATGTAGCTCATGCTTGTCCCCTTGCTCTGATCTGCATAGCGCAATCTTCGGCTGTGGCTTTCATGTACGGCTCATGTTCTCTACTTATTCGTGTGTAGTAATCAACCGCCACTTTTTCACATACCCTTGCATTTTCCTCACGCTCATCAGCACGGACAAGCTCGGCAAAGGCTTTGAGCTTAGCAAACTCTTCAATGCGGATACTGTTCTCAGTCTTCTCGCCAAACCCGGCGCGGTGGGCGAGTACGGCTAGTTCTGTGTTGGTCATGATTTCATATCCCTCACAAAACAGGCAAAGCTGGCGGCGGTATCACCAAAGGGCATACGGTCGAACTTTTGTGCTACTTCCTCAAGAACCTCGTTGCGGTGCGCTGAGTTGTAGCACTCGTTGGGTGTGGGGCACTGGGCGTGATAACAGCCGGGGCAGACGAAGTCTAACTTCATCTGGGCGGCTTCTTTTTTACTTTGATACCCGCCGCTCATGCTAACCACCCCGCCAGCGCGTAACCTAGGTAGATCAAACCCACGGCGGCGCACAAAGCTGCTAACAGCACGCAGTACAGCAAAAGAATTTTGTCTCGGTTAGTCATACCGCCCTCCCCACGCGCCTACACCACGCATTGAATTTACCTTTAACTTCATCCTCGGTATGTCCAAAGAACACCCAGCGGTTTGCGGGGTTTGTGTAGGTGAGCTTCCACCAGCTATCAGTTATCCGTTCTATCATTATGTTCTCCATAGTTTAGATTCCAAATTTGCCACGTTGTATGGCGTCGACTACTTCCTCATTAACGCGCAGGTAGTGGTTGGCACGACCTTGCGGTTTCTCTAGCTCAACGCGCTCAAGCGAGCCGTCGTTCAGGAGACTGGTTACAGCGCGTTCCTTGCGCTCTTGACTGGCTTTGACGCCGCCCTGTGCCACGGGCAGACGTTCATAGTAGGAGCGCGACTTGCCGGGGTCTTTGCGGACGAGGTCAAGCACTTCGTTACAGATGCGTGCCCATTGGTCTTGCTCTTTTTGTTCCTTGCGGTCTTCCTTCATCTGAGTGCGTTCGCCCTGCTTGAGTGGGCGGGCGACTGAGTGACTGAACCAGATCTCTTTGTCGTAGCCCAGCACGTCCTTGTGGCGCTCTTTGTTTGACACGAGGTCAAAGGTGAGTTCCGGAAAGGCGGTGGGGAACCTGACCTTGACCGCTTTGAGCACACGGGGGGCGTCCTCGTAATCGCCGTCTTTGAACACGGTGTACACGCCTTGTGCGTCTCCGGTCCAAGCCGATGCGCCCCGTGGGGACAGGAAATCTGACTCGGTCATCCCGGCGATCTTTGACGTGTGACTGACGATGACGATTGGGAACTGCGCAAAGGATTGTTTGATGTACGCCATGGCGCGACCGACCTCAGCGTTGTCGTTTTCATTCTCAAGGTCAAACACCGCGTTGGCCGTGTCAAAGATGACCAGCGGCAGCGCCGAGTGCATTGAGCCGTCGGCTTTCTCGTTGTCCACCGTCCATTCTTTGTACTCCTCAGCAACCTGAGACACGACCTTGGGGTCAAGCCGTTGAGCACCGATGACCCGCACCCGCTCGTCAAAGTCAGAGACCTTCATTCCGGTGTAGCCCCAGGAGTACAGCGAGTAAATAACCCGTTGAACCTGAACGACAGACTCGGTAATGATGATGACGTTGCGGCGCACCGCCGGTTTCAAAGCGTAGTCGTGCGGGCACAGGTGCGCAGAGGCTAACGCCATGGGCACGATGAGGGTGGTCTTACCGACACCGGGAGCACCGGCGACCACGTTCACCCCGGTTGACATGAAGTCATCGTACAAGTATTCAAAGACATTGACTTGACCCGCGCCGCTGTCGGTTGCCCGCTTTAGGCTTAGTGGGTGCACTTCAGGTGTCCCGTCAGGTGCGGCTGTGGTTTGATGCACGTCATTTTTGTTCCCCACCCATCCGTTATCAATCGCCATGCGGAAAATTGAGCGGTATGTAATTGAGTGCGGAGTGCTGATGTCCCGCTCCCACTTACGCCGTTGTGCTGAGGCATCAAACTTATCGCTGGTTGACGCCCACTCGGTCCAGATCTTGTAGCCGTTCTCGCCGTAAGGCTTGAGCACCATGCCGACGTTGACCCACGTTGTGTAGTCATCCGCGTCGACGTGTTTGAGCGCGGAGCGTAGGTCATCAAAGGTTTGAGCGGTAGCCACCGGAACCCCACCGCGCTCGGTGAGGCTGTAGTTGACCGGGGGACGCGCCCGACTCGCTATTAGCTGAGGCAGGGGTGAGGGTTTTGCCGGGCGGGTTTGACTGAGCGGTGAGCGCCCCTGTTGCCATTTGTAATCGCCGGAAGGTCCGAGCGTGGGCGCGACGCAGATGTAGCCGTGATGCTTGAGGTCAAGTCCTTTGCCCAGCGTACCGGGGTAAGTCATCTCGTCATCAGCTGTGAACAGCCTATGCTCCCCGCCGCCTTGCGTCACCGCCGTACAGTCAGAATGCATGACCCCGTGTTCGGCTTCAAGTTGCGCCAACGACTCAACACCGCCGTTCTGCGGGTCAATGTCCAGCGCCAGCAAGCCTGATTCCGCAAGTGAGATGCCGATGCCCGCATTCGGGTCAGTAGCCCACCAGTCTTTGATTATTTGTTCATCAACCGTAGAGTCTTGATGCCCATGCGGAACCAACTCAGACTGAGGGTGCTTGCCCGCCTTGTGACCCTTTTCGGTGTTGGGGCGACCGCACCGGCATTGACCGTTTTCGTCTACTGACCACACGGGTAACACATACCAACCGAGCTTTGCGTAGGCCAGCGCGTAGTCTAACGTCGCTGGTCCTTTAGTGTCTACTGCCCAAATATGCTTAGGCGTTTTGCTAGTCATTGTTCTGCGTCTCCGTAAAAGAATTCCTTAAGGACATTCCAGTACTGACCAGAACGCCGCACGTGCACCTCATCAGGTACGCGAGCGCCTTTCATTTGCCACGTTAGGTTGTCTGCGGGGGAAGGTAAGTTTACCGCAAGCTGCCGCGAACTGAAAAACGCGAGCGTCTTGCGGTCGGGAACTTCGGTGTTGATGAAATTGGTTCCGCGAATCTTGATGCCTTCTTCGCTCACGCAGTTGTAGTTGACGAGCAGTATCGGCACCTCGGGGTTGCGCTTGGTGCGGATGGCGACCGTGTTAGTTGATTCAACCTGCATTATGAGAACAGCGCCGTCCTTTGCCATTTGCCCGGTCATGGGGTCAATGGGTAACAGCTTATGAGCGCCGACAACCTTTTCCCGCTCACGCAACGCTCGCTGCTTAGCGGGGATGGCTTCAATTTTCTCAAGAGTTTCTTCGGTGTAGAAGGTTTCATACATGTCAACCCCGCCCAGCCGTTGCAGGTTACCGACAAAGTCCAGCACGAGGCAGTTCTTTTTGTCATCAGCTAGGCGTGTGCCCCGACCCTGGATTTGAACCCACAGAGAGGAGGAGAGAGTTGGTCTCAGGCACACAATGCAGTCAAGCGCGGGGAAGTCAAAGCCGGTCGTAATCATGTCTACTGAGCAAAGCACGCGGGACTCACCTGATTTGAACCGGCGTAATGAGTCGCTGCGTTCGTCGCGGGTGATTGCGCCAGCCATCACGTCCGTCACCCAGCCGGTCTCAACCGCAATGACTTCCGCTGCTCGCTCAGCTGCGTCAATAGTCGGGCAGTACACCGCGATGTGCTTACGGTTGCCGGCGAGTTGCGGTAATGAACGCGCCACGGCACGTAACCAAACTACGTCCTCCCGCTTGTCAACGTCAGTCATCACGTAGTCACCATTGGCTTTACGCGCCCCGTCAAGGTCAAGCTGTACAGTGGTTTCAACGCCTACTAGCGGGCAGAGGTAGCCGTCGCCTACGGCTTGAGGTACGGTATAGCTATAGGCGAGTTGATCAAACCAGAACTGGTCACCGTCCCCGTGAATGACCCCGTTATCCATGCGCCACGGCGTAGCGGTCATAGCCACGCGCCCCGCGTCACGGTAGCGGTGCAGCACCGACTCATAGAGCGAACGCTCGCCTTTGTTGTGCGGTACGCGGTGAGCCTCGTCAATGATGA